TGCAGTAGGTGATAGAGTGCGTGTGAATGGCGTTGAAGGTGTGATCCATGCACTATCCCCATTCACGTTTATTGCTCCTGCATACGATGTCAGAGTTACAAAGACGATTATTATCCCTGTATCTGAGCGTTCAATTGAGAAGATTGAACAACAAGAAAGTGAGGTAAAACATGGCTAACGAGATACTCATCATGGCAAAGGTTAACAGTACATGTACAGCGTGTAAACAAAAGATAAACATCGATGACTTCATATGGCTTAATACATTTAGCAAGAAAGCTAGGCATAAGAAATGCAAGAAGACAGCACAGCAGGTGAACAATGAATAATCCAGTTAGAGTGATAGGTATAGATCATGATGATGGTGATCGTGAGATATATGGAGGTCAATGTTATTGGTGTGAAGAGGACATATGTGATAATTGTGGTGAATGCCACAATCCAGAATGTATTGAATATGAAGAGCTTGGATGCTATTTGTATCTACCAGAGTGGTATGTAAATAGAGAGAAAGAAAGAGCGAATGAATGAATGAAAAAAGCGTAGAGGATGAACAACTGTACACTCTCAAAGAGGCGTGTGAATATCTTAGAGCAAGTAGATCTACTGTTATGCGGATGATAGCAAGGGAAGAGTTGACAGCCTATAAAGTTGGCAGTACCTTGCGTTTCTATGGTAGAGACTTGAAGAGCGTTATAAGGCCTACAAAGTCTATGGTAGGCGTAGAAGATGCGAGAAATCGGGTGGCACTGCTTGACACTGAAAGCTCGTGAGTGGTATACTAGTGCAAGAGAATTATCCTTCTTTTGCACTCACTCTTGAAAGGACTCCCCATATGCAAGACCTGACAAATTGGGAACAAAGTTTGCTCATTGATGTTTTTGACGACAACGGTAAAAACATTAGTATAAGCCTTCTAGGGCCTTCAAAAAAGGACGCTACATTTATCAAGCAATGGCTGAGTAACCGGAGTAGCAGCACTATAGGCACCTATATGTGTGCTATTGTGAACTTTTATGAAGAAGTCAATAAACCACTTCAACAAGTTACTCTAGAGGATTTTCAGAATTTTATTAATGGCTTAGCTCATTATAAGCCAGCAACACGTGCAAAGATGATAGCTGCTATTAAAAGCATGATGTCCTTTGGGCTTAAGACAGGCTATTTACCTGTGAACGTTGGGGCTGTAGTAAAACTTCCAAAGCTGGAAGATAAGTTAGCTGAGCGTATCATGGGAGAGCAGCAAGTAGCTAGAATGTTTGCCCTAGAGGACAATCAGCGAAATCATGCAATCCTAGTCTTGCTCTATCGGGCTGGTTTGCGGGTTTCAGAGTTGTGCAATCTCACGTGGCGAAATTTACAGGAACGTGACGAGTCTGGTCAGGTGACGGTGTTTGGTAAGGGGAAGAAGACCAGACACGTACTACTTGATCAAGCCACCTGGACTGAGGTGATGAGTCTGAAGACGAAAGAGTCTGGTTTGGATGATTATGTTTTCCAATCCAGACAAGCATGGTCACCAAAGGGCAAGCAAGATAGACGGATGGACGAGAGCAGTGTTAATCGTATCGTTAAAGCAGCAGCGAAACGAGCGGGTATCACTGGTGATGTCTCACCACACTGGATGAGACATGCTCATGCTACCCACGCACTGGAGAGAGGCGCTCCTATCACGCTGGTCAAAGAGACGCTAGGACATAAGTCAATGGAGACAACTGCTAAGTATACACACGTCAGGCCTAATGCTAGTAGCAGTCAGTTTCTAGGAGTATAGGGGATAGCTATGCATAAACAAGACCTAAAAGAATTATCGCTAAATCAGCTAAAGAAGAGGATGTTTGAACATCTTCAGCGGATGCACCGCATGAGTGGATCTTTGCAAGGGATCGGTTTCTTTAAAGAAAACCAAGCCAAACTACAAGAATTTGAGTCAGAACTAAACAATAGAGGAATTGAGGCTGTAGCTTTTTTGCATGAAAAGGATGAAGAAGACGATGAAGACCTTGACGAAGGTCTTCTTGTAGATATCGAGTTTACGGATGCAGACGGGAAGACTTCTCTTTATTCTGAAACGTCGATGTTCAAGAAAATGCTTCGAGAGAGATTCCTACAGAATTTAGGCGACCTTAGTTGACGCCGATGTTATAATACTACCAATGCAAACGCAGGAGCCTTGGGTGAAAGCTCTGACTGCCGGTACTCCAAGGACGCAAAAGCCTCTCTTGCATAGTACTCAGCGACGTACAGACTGAGCGATAGTGAGAGGGGCTTTTTGTGTTATAATTCACCTATCGGGTAGAGTCGAAGAGACGAAGCGATAGAGGCTGAACGCTGGCAAGACCAACCAGACGGGTGAAAGCCCCGACTACCCGACCACAACACACCACAATCTCTTCCTCACTAGATCGTCAACAGGCCTCCTTACCCACATCAGACAATACCAAGTACCTACCCCATTTTGCACTCTCAGATTTTGATCCTCGTGCGTTTCTCATCTCAGCAGTTACAAAATCTCTAAAATCTACAGAATATTTGTTCTCATATTGTAGATTTTTATAGATTACGTTATACTTGGGATATGCCTCGTTCCCCATCGGGGTCAGTGTTTGTCTCCTTGGCACTGACCTCATTTTAAGAGCAGTGAATGAGCGAATGAAGGAAAGAATGACTAAATCTGGTAAACAATCGAAAAACCAAGAGGTAAAAAACAGGGATGTTAATGCAGCCGTTAGGGCGTCTGCTGCGGTGAAGCTTCGTACAAGTGGATTGGGGTATGAGGAGATTGCCGTCCAATGTGGATATGCTAGTGCAGGCGCGGCTTATAATGCCATCCAACGCGAATTGAAGAGGAACCTCGTTGCGGATATAGAAGATTTAAGACGTGAAGAGATAACAATATTAAATAAAATGCATGCTGAGATTTGGGAATTAGCAATGGATAAAAATAATAAAGGTCGGTTGTTTGCGTTTGACAGGCTAATAACTATTCGAGAGCGTTTCTCTAAGCTTATGGGTCTTGATAAAAAATCTGATGAAGAATTGCTTAACCAGAATTATGAGAAAAAGATTGTGTTAACCCATAGTGAGGGTGAGTATGCCAGTAGCTAGGATTGAAGAGACCTATGCAGTTCATGGCAACTCAAGCCGTCTTTTTACCAGCCAAGTACCTGAGCTTATGCTTGAAGGTCCTGCCGGAACTGGAAAATCACGCGCTAACCTCGAATACCTCAATTATTGGGCTATGGGGGTCCCTGGTTGTCGTCTGCTCATGGTCAGAAAGACACGCAGATCACTTACAGAGTCCGGTATGGTCACGTTAGAGCAGAAGGTCCTCCATCCAGCCCAAGGCGTCAGGTTCAAGTCTTCAGTCCAACAATACCAGTATCCGAACGGTTCTGTGATAGCCGTTGGTGGTCTCGATAAGCCTAGCAAGATCATGTCTAGCGAGTGGGATATCATCTACTGCCAAGAGGCTACTGAGCTATCTGAGGACGATTGGGAGAGTTGTTCTATTCGTCTGAGAAACGGGAAGCTTCCTATCCAGCAAATGATAGGAGACTGCAATCCTGGCCCGTCTTCACACTGGATAAAGCAGCGTGAGCAGGCTGGACGGCTCTTGTGTCTCCCAACACGGCATGAAGACAATCCTGCGCTCTTCAATCGTGACGGGACTATGACTCCAGGAGGAGAGCGCTATCTTGCTCGTCTGGACCAGCTCACAGGTGTTCGCTATGCCAGATACAGACTGGGCTTGTGGGTATCGGCTGAAGGAATGGTATATGAGGACTCATGGGACCCCAAGCGTAACATCATCAACCACTTTTATCCCCCTAAAGATTGGCCGCGCTACTTGGCTGTTGATTTTGGCTTTGTGCATCCTTTTGTCTGCTTGTGGGCGGCTATTGACCCAGATGGGAATATTTACGTTTATCGCCAGATATACAAAACCAAGACGCTGGTAGAAGACCATGCCAAGATGATCAAGGAAATTTCCAGATGGGGAGAGGCCAATGGTGATCCGTTACCACGTGCAATCATCTGTGATCATGATGCTGAAGATCGTAGGACGTTAGAGCGGCATTTGGGCATGGGTACACTGCCTGCAAAAAAGAATGTGTCTGGTGGTATCCAAGCAGTTGCCTCACGCTTCAGAGATGCTGGCAATGGCAGGCCACGACTCATGATCATGCGCGGGAGCTTGGCACATAACAGAGACCAGGATCAGGCTGATAGCAAGTTGCCTACATGTGTGGAGGAGGAGCCTGAAAGCTACATATGGGACATGAGTATGGGGACAAAGAAAGGAGAGAAACCAGTAAAAGAAAATGATGATGGAATGGATGCATTACGCTATCTTGTAGCACATTTTGACTTAAAACCGTCTCCAGTGAAATATACTACTAGGGTGTTTTAGGAGTAACAGCCTATGAAAGCAGGTATATTTAAATGTGATAACTGTAAAGGAGAATATCGTCAATCTTTGAGGATAGGATGTTTACCTCCTGAATGGTATGCTCTTACAAAAGGAGATAGTGATACAGAATTGCATTTTTGTTGTATTGAATGTCTTATAACATGGACATCTTGCCAGACTGTTAATATCAACAAGTTTAAAATGCCTGTTACTTCACATCTTTCTGCTAGCGAATTTAAAGTTACCAAAGAAGATTGTGAACGCTGGAGAGATCTATGAACACGATCATTACGCAAGCACCTACCCCCTTGCGTGGGGGACAACCTCCACAAATTGGTTTGCAGCCACAATATGAAATCACGGACAATGATCGAAATCGTATAAAAAAGATAGAGGCTGCATGGAATGCGTATGAAGGCAAGCTTGATAAACCATTGACTCCGGTGCAGGGTCAGCCTGATGATAATGTGCTCAGCAATCGCATGCAAGCCGTGGTAGATCGTGGGGTAGACTTCCTGTTTGGGCTCGAACTGGAGATATCGGTTGAAGAAGGAGCCCCGGCTGAAGCGCAAGACTTTCTTAACCAGACATGGGGGCGCAAAGAGAAGCGCATTCCTCTACTCCAGAAGCTGGCCATGCATGGTGCCATTGCTGGTACAGCGTTCTTGCGTATCGTGCCAGATGGTAAAGGCAACTTCCGACTTGTTACAGTTGATCCCAGCACGGTTTACGTTCGCACTGCTCCACAGGATTGTGATACAGTCCTGCTGTGGTGTATTGAGTATTCCACCAATGAGAAAGTTAACGGCAGCCCACAGAAGTGTTACTATCGGGAGGAGATAGCGCGTATAGATCCCGATGGGAACGCTAGTAAGGGTATGCCTGACTCAGATGACACTTGGCTGATACAGCACTGGACTAGGGTTGGAGATAAAGGTCCTTGGATAGCGGCAGGTGAGCCAATCCCTTGGCAGTACGAATTCCCCCCGATCTTTGCCTGTCAAAATCTTCCCAACCCTTCTGACTTTTGGGGATATCCAGATATCACGCCTGACCTAATCGGCTTGAATGAAGCACTAAACCTCATTCAGTCATGCATCAATCGTGCAAACAAGCTCTATGGCCATCCGATCATCTACGCGACTGGAGTAGGCGAGTCGTCTATTGATATTCGTCCTGGTCAGATCATCGCTCTACCGCTTTCAGAGAGCAAGATCTCGGCTGTTCCAATCTCAGCAGACATAGCGAACGCTCTCCAGTTCGCGAACAACCTGCGCTCGGATATTGACGAACAAACTGGAGTACCAGGCGTGGCCACAGGGCGCATTGCAGACCTACCACGTGGTAGCCTATCCGGTATCTTAGTCGAGCTGTTATTTATGCCGCTTCTAAAGAAAAACGATAAAAAAAGGTGTAATTACGGTGAGCTTATTCTTGACGTATCACAAGCGCTGTTAGTACTATCTGGTTTCACAGATGATATTGAGATAACATTGAACTGGCAATCACCGCTTCCGTCAGATGATTTACAAACAGTACAAGCAGCATTGCTAAAACAACAGCTTGGGATTAGTTCTACAGAGCTTCAACGCGAAATGGGATATGATCCTGAGGAGCAGTTTGCACTTAATCAATCTGAAGATGAGAAAAAGCTTGTAGGCTTTATGCAAGGGAAAGGACTCCCTCCCAATGGACAACCTTCAAATGATCAGCCACCTAGCGCACAGCCACAAACAGGACAACCTGGGCAGAGTATAGAGGGACTGCAATGAATGACGATATTGTCATCACTAAACAGGGCGATTTAACTTTTGAAATTCTTGCAAAACGCGTGCAATCTGGTGATGAGACTTGGATTATGTTTATATTATCCCTAGGCAGGACATGGGCGCTTAAAGGTGATAAGAACAACAATAGAAAGAATGTACATTTGTCAATGAGAGAGTATTGGAAAGGTACGTATGAGCAATAGAGATACACAATTTCAGGGCTTTGCACATATGCTCCTTTTGCAATTAGCAGAAGAGAATGCTCTTGCTCTTAACTGGGATAGATTCTTTGGTGAATTGGAGTTGACGGTAGCGCGTCGGGCGTATGATTTGGCTTATCACACAATTAGGTCACAAGCACAAGGCATGGACTTGCTTTGTGTTCATGATCCTGCATGGATACAAGAAAGAATTGAAACTGTACCAGATATGACCGAGTGGCCAAAGGAGCAAGATTGATGAGCATTCGAGATACTCAATTCAAGGGCTTTGCTAAGGCGCTACTCAAAGAGATAGTAGACGACATGCTAGATGAGTATGGCTTCATGGAGAGAAGCCACTATGAATGTGGTGATCTCAATACTGCTGAGGAGTTGATAGCGCGTCGGGCCTTCGATTTTGCTGTACATATTGTGCGTCATGCGAATGTGTGTGGGGATGACTTAAAAAATAAATTCTGGACTGATGGTGAAATTGTAGAAGATATACCAGATATGCCAGAACTACCGGACGATGACAAACGGTATGCAGAGATGCAACAAGAGGAGCAAGAGTAGTGTCTGGTCGTCTTCAACAAGTCATAGCTCAGTACCGTCAGCAGCTCCTTCACCATGAGGCACAAGCGCAAGCTAGCCTCAACTCAGCTCATGCTCACACGGTTGCCAAGATACAGCCTCACATTGACAAGCTCACAAAGCAAATAGGTGAGGCTCAAGACTCTGGTCAGCCTGTACCTCCTCATTGGCTGTACGAGCAAAATAGGCTGAAGACCACCAAGGATCTGATTTCAGGCCACATTGATCAATATGCCACCCTTGCACGGGGGACAACCATAGGGTTGAAAAAGAAAGGTGTCCAGCTTGGGGAACAATCAGGCATGGCCCAGCTTGACGCTACAATGCCCGAGAGCACGCCTCACTCGTTTGGAGTACCCTCAGATCAAGCCATAGCCTCAATCGTGGGATCAACGCAAAAGGGGAGTCCTCTAGCTGATCTCTTTGACGGCTTTGGAGCTGAAGCTGCTGATAGAGTTGGCAAAATCTTGATCACTGCTGTATCACTCGGAGACAACCCACGCAAGATAGCGCGTGACATTGCAGATGCATTAGATATTTCACGTTCAAGAGCACTCACCATTGCACGTACTGAGATGTTAAGAGCATATCGTGAAGCGGCGCTCGAAACATATAGAGCAAATGATGATGTGGTTGAGGGATGGCTATGGATGAGTGCATTAGATGCTAAAACATGTTGCATCTGTATTGCTATGCACGGTACTGTACACGATTTATCAGAAGACCTAAATGGACACCCTAATTGCAGGTGTACAAAGAGCCCACGAGTGAAAGGTTCTAACTTCAGCCCTTTGCTAGGCTCCGATTGGTTTGACGATCAATCTGAAGCTGTGCAGAGACAAATCCTAGGCTCTAATGCGGCTTATGAAGCGTACAACTCAGGTGCTTCTCTAAGTGATTTCGTGGGCATAAATCACGATAAGGATTGGGGAAGCTCAGTCTATCAAAAATCAGCAAAGGATGTAGCATCATGAAATGGAATGAAGAGCAATTATCTGTTTTATGGGAAATTGCTTGTACAATTGCTAAAAATGATCTAACATATGAAACTGGTCTTGGAGATATTGAATGTTCCTATTGCAATGGTAACAATAATTATGTGACAGGACAATTTGATCATGAGACTACGTGTATCGTTACAAAGGCGCGTGTTTTAGTAGATGAAATAGAGAAAGGTAACAACTAACATGGCAA